CAAGTGCACGAAGCACTAAATCGAAGCGAACTTCGAGGGACGGCACGTTTTCCATGATTACGATTGGAAACTACATACCATAAACGATCGGGAACCTATTTCCAAGTGTCAGTTCGACTTTCTTGATTTTCACGTAAAACCAAGTACACATGTGGCGGTTGACAATCACCACACGGAACCCAAAACGGTCTCGTTGTCGACGAGCGAACTAGGAAAAGCATTTCCAACCATTTTAACGACTTTTGTGTCGGATCATTTAAGGATACACCGATCCCATTTTGTTCATCGGGGTTGGGCAACCCCGGCCGCGGCTTATGCCGCGGCTAAAAAGGACACTGGTTCGCCAACCATGTGTCCCGCGCGCGCGCGCGCTGCTCACAAACGTGAGACGACCTTCGCCACTTGGAAGGCCGCCGCAGGGATGCGAGCCGCAGGGAACATCTTTGCCAGAAGAGAGAGAATTGCCGGCGAATTGCGAGCGACAGCTCCAGCAGTGTGTTTGATGGCATTGGCAATATCTCGCAGGTGCAGAGGGTTCTCACAGAACTGAGGGACGCGGTATATTTGCTGCAGTGCAGCGTCCCAGTTTTCAATGTCGGGTCGAGTTGTTCCGTAATCGAACCAGGTGCTCCGCGAGGTGAACTCAACCAAGAAGTTGACGGTGACGTTCAAAGTCACAGCTACGTCGGTTTCACGAGCGTAGGTGAACAACAACCAACCACCAGCCGGAGCCAATGGATTGTTGTAGGAAAGTATGATGTCACTCGAATCATCGTAATTGGCAACGGGTTCAAGCGTGAACACCTCACCGGCGGCGGGGCGTGCATAACCGTACGCTCCAGTCTCCAACGGGGTCTTGGTCATGCCATTGCGTTTTGCAACCCGGTCAAATGGCGTGTCGGTGGTGAGGTACGGAATGAGATTCTCTTTGTAGTCCAATTGAGTGGCTGCAATCATTCCATTCTTGTCAAGCTCTTTGCTGACATTGCTGAGCAAACAGGACACGGCGTTGGTGCGTTGTGTCGTGATGTTGCCCTCACCCGAACCAAAATTTCCCACGGAAAGAGTTTTCGTGCGAATGACACTTGCGTCTTGCAGGGCATCTCCATTGTGGAACATCTTCAAAAGGACTTTGCATGGACGAGCTGTGGGCCACTTGCCGACGCGAACTGCGAATCTGTAATAACCGACTTGGTCGGTGAAAAACTCGAAATGTTTGTTAGTCGCGTCCCAGTCCACCAGCTGCACGAGTACCTCGGTGGTGCTCGACGTCGCTGAGAAAATCTGCAAAGCAGTTTCCGTCGCTGCGCCGTCATAGTCAATACCCATGTAATCTTGGATCTTGATGTTGAAAAGGCAATAATTGTCCGTCCCTTGGAAGATGTAATGGTGTCCCATTGCGTCCGTCGTTGGCACCTCGTTGCCGTACACAGGCTCACTGGCAACCGGCGCACCAACGTTTTTCGAATACGTCAGAACCACCGGTTCCAGATCGAAGTAGAAACCTTCGGAGTTCGCGATCAACTGCGGATACCGGGCGAAGGGTTCCACATTCGCACTTCCAGTAAGGCTCTCGTAGTTGAATGACGCAGTGTAGACAAAGGATGGTATGCCGACCGTCGAATACATGATGCAACAAGCCGGATTGCGCGAGACAGCGATGAAACCCTGACCACCCATCACCAGCGGTTGCACGCCGGTTTGTTTGGGCAGATCGAGTTCAAAGGTGTCCCATGGCGAAGCCAATGCCGTAGCGTGTGACCCGTAGATTGGCGGGGCCCTAGTGCGGGGGGCCGCGCCAGGAAGGCTCAGAGACGACAACAGAGAATGCACTCCTCCGTTGGAGAGACGCGAAGCCTCGGACGAATTCCCGGCTTGCGGGCCGCGGGCACGCGTCGCAATGCGTCGACCCATTCGTTCCACTGAGTTCATCTGGCCTTTGGTGAGCGGTCCTTGCTTGGGCCGCATCGCTCCTGGGTGGCGCATCTTTGTTTGTGGTAACAAAGACTGCTCCGGCTTGCGCTCCTTGCGCTGGCGACTCTTCTCTGCCTGCTTCTTCTCTGGCATCGATGTGCTGCGTTGGTGCTTGCGTGGCGACAAAAACAGATGTCACTTGTGCTGCTGCTGCGTGCTGGTGCGCTGCAAAAATTACGTGGTGCGCGATTTTGAGTTGCTGGGGAAGAAAATTGGAATTTCCAAGGAAAATTTCAAAACGGATGTTCAATCTTGCGAAAAGAACAGGTGAGTGTGTCCAGTCTTTCGGCCTCTCGGCCACCGTGACGCCCGAAGTCACAGCTGTCTTGTTACGACATCATCAGTTCAGTGATCACGCGACGATTGTGTCGGCCCCGGGTAACGAAACCACACAGGGCAGACTCGGCACGGATTGGATGACGTTGCGCCAGAGGTGAATCAATTCGACCCCGACGCCAAGCCCAGTCGCAACATCAACATCGGTTGCCTCACTCACTTGCACACGTCCAGCGCGCACCTGCCGCTCATTGAAACCGTCCTCGTTGCGCCGGAATTTCTTTGCCGGGCCACGTGAGCAACGTTCCATGAGGTCCAACACATCGCGGAACAGTGGGACCTGACCGATCGCACCTCGCCAGCAGGACACCAGTCCGCGGAGATATGCATCAGCTGAAGGTTGTGGGTCACGCGACCAACCAATCTTCGTCATCCACCGTTCAAACTGCGGGATTGCAATCCGACTGCGCTTTCCATCAACGATTGCGGGTACTGACCGGGCACCGCAAAACGTGAGCTGAGATGGATGGTGTCGAAGGTTGCACTCCAGTTTGAGGCCACTTTGAGCGTGTTCCATCATGAACAGCTCGAAATCCACGTGGCCTTGGGCCGTTGCCATCATGAGGTCGTCCCCGATTATCCAGATCCGAAATTTGGCTGGGTCGTAGAACTCCTCAAACGATGAACAAGGCGACGCGAGAAACGCAGCGAAAATTGTGCAAACGGCGTTCAACAGGGTGTTACCAGTGGTGGTATTCGGATCCCCGGAATTTCTTCTGCCGTAGTACTTCCCCTTTGCGACCGTCTTGATTCTGCCATTGACAACCATCTTAATGTTGAATTTGGATTCGAGTTGGTACTTCAGAACCCTTTTGCGCTTGTGGTCGTCATCCACACCGAAATACTCGTAAATGAACTTCTCGAGTTCCAGTAGTCGATAGTGGATGGTAGAATCGAATTTTGAATGGTCAGCGTCGAGAAGCTGCATCAACTCGGACGCAGCCTGGAAGCA